GAACCACTTGCTCAAGGTTGGGTTGCAAGCACAACTTCATCAAAAGCAATCTTCAAAACAGCAGTTCCTCTAAGAGTTGCTCCAACCTCGGTTGATTTTTCAGGTATTGGTATTGCTCAAACGGGTGGTTCTATTGTTTCAATATCAGCCGTTACAATTTCTGATGCTGGAGCCAACAATGTTGCACTCAATCTGACAACAACAAGTCAATCAACTTATGCAACAAACGCTCCTATCGTGGTTTATACAAGCGGCAATACTGCTTATTATCTTGGAATAAGTGCGGAGTTATAATGAATATTCAAACAATTACAGTTACCAATATGGATGGAACAACAAGTGATTGGGTGCAGATTGAAACTGCCCCTAATGAATTTACTTCAATGCCAAAATCCATCTATGACACACTCCCATCCAACTCTTCTATCCCACAGGCAGGTAACTAATGAGTCGTGCACAACTAACAAGTACAGACCAACAGAATAGCGGTGGCGCAGTTGCACCGTTCTCGGCTGGTAAAAATAAACTCATCAACGGTGATTTCTCGGTTTGGCAGCGTGGCACTTCATTTAGCGCAGTCGGCTATACGGCAGACAGATGGAGACTTGATTTTGGTGGTTCAGGCGCAAGCGCTACTGTAACTCAACAATCATTTACTCCTGGCTCTGCTCCAGTATCAGGCTATGAAAGTGCCTATTTTGCTCAGGTTGCCGCCACTTCAGGTAGCGATGCTGGAACTTACATTACATTTGAACAACGCATTGAGGATGTCCGCACCTTTGCTGGTCAGACAATCACGGTTTCGTTCTGGGCTAAGGCCGCAAGTGGTACACCAAAAATCGGTCTTGAGGTAATTCAGAATGCAAGCGGTAGTGGTGGAAGTGCAGTTTATGGCATCAACTCAACAACCAAAACACTCTCAACATCGTGGGCAAGATATTCATTTACATTTGCAGTACCCGCTTTGGCGCAGACTGCTGCTCAAGTTGGAACTCCAAATACAAGTCTCCTTTCTATGAATTTCTGGCTATCAAATGGCTCATCCCTAGTAACCCGAAGTGGTAACCCAGGCTTGCAAACAAACACATTTTCTTTCTGGGGATTGCAGGCTGAGTCGGGTTCAGTAATGACCCCATTCACCACCGCTAGCAACACACTCCAAGGAGAGTTAGCCTTGTGCCAACGGTACTTCTATTCTTTATCTGACCCAAGAGCATCACTTGGTGTTTGGTTTGGAACTGGAACGGCAGTTTATTCACCAATAAAATTGCCAGTAACAATGCGGGCTTGGCCATCAGTAACGGCTAATTCAACTCTTTCATTGTATACATTTTTTGCACTAGGGTCTCCAATGGCATTGACCAGCGCTCCTTCGCTTGATACCAGCGGATATAACTCCGTAAATATAGGTTTTCAAACAGGTAGTGGCACTCAAGGTCAATCAGGTATTTTTGGTGTTACTGGTGCTGGCGGCTACATATGGTTTAGTGCGGAGTTATAAATGACAACTTATGAAATAATCAAAAACTCATTCAATGAGGACATTATCCAGCGCACCGATGAAGATGGTCAGGTTTGGTTCATCCCTACCGACCCTGCCAACTCGGACTACCAAGCCTACCTAGCCAGCCTAGAGGCGTAACTGGAACACTCCACAGAGAGTTAGACACGCCGAAGAGCTTGTAGGTAATCAAGCGCCGAACTAACTCTTGGGGGTAGCGTTTTCTTATGACAATACAAACTGAACTAATACCCCTTGAAGAAATCCATCGCCAGCTGAAGAATCGCTATGACACTAGCGGCTTTTCGCCCTATGTGATCCGTACTGACTGGCAAATCATCCGGAGAATCGGCGTTCATCCAGCGCTGGCGACCGTTCAAGACTTGGAAAAAGTCGTACTCTCAGCCACCAAGCAATCGACAAAAGCCAACTATGTCTCCAGGCTTCGCTCGATTTACAAGCATCTGAACAAGATGAACCTCGTCAATGGTCACAATCCAGCCGAAGACCTGCCAAGGGTCAAGGCAGGGCGCGGAGTACCTAAGCCAGTCACCAAGGGAGAGTTTGAGAAGCTCTTAGCCGAGGCAACTCAGCCTTACCGAGATTGGTTCATTCTCGGTGGCATGGTCGGCCTTCGGGCGCATGAGGTGGCCAAGATCGAGGGCGCTGATCTCATTGAGGATCAGGGAGGCTACTCCTTACGAGTCGTCGGCAAGGGAAAGACCGATCTAGTCGTTCCGGTAGCCCCAAAGGTCGCTGAGGTCATTCAGAGTTATAACACCCTAGGCAGGCTATGGATCATCGATCCCAATGGCTTTTCCAAGAAGGCAGCCAATGAGATGCGTCGCATCCTTGGCGCTAATGCCAAGCACTTTCACTCACTTCGCCACTACTTCGCCACGACAATGCTGGAGAAGTCAGAGGGCGACTTGCTCGCCGTCAGAGATTTGATGCGCCATTCCTCGGTCGCAACAACGCAGGTCTATACCCAACTCGCTCAAGGTCGAACCCGATCCTTGGTCAACCTCATCGAATAGGAGAAAAGAATGGCAGTTTCATCTGCTCAGTTCACCGTAACAACTACCCCGGTCAAGATTGTTTCTGCCGATATAGCAGCCGAAAATGTTCACATTCATAGCGAAACCGCTATTGCTTACCTTGGTGGAGATTCTTCAGTTTCCTCAACTACTGGTTACAAGCTCGATGTCAATGACAAAATCACCCTTGCAAATCACGAAGGCGAGATTTGGGCAGTTTCAGCATCTTCTTCCACAATGACAGTTTTGATTATTTCTCGATGAATGCAGATACCGCAACCATTGTTTATTCGTATTTCTTCGTTACCGCAGCAATCCTTGGTGGGTTGTCGATAGTTGCCAAACACGCAATCAAAACTCACACAGAGGGGATTGAAGATAAGTTGGCAAGGATTGAGTATGCCCTCTATAACGATGGACAGACTGGTTTGATCAACAAGGTTGAGGAACTCCTCACTAATCAGCAAGCAATCAAGATTGATGTAGAAGTAATGAAGGCAAAATCCGAAAAGCCAACAAGAAGGAAGTCAGCATGACTGGATCAAATGTCGTTGCCAAAGCCATCTCACAACTTGGAGTTGTCGAAAAGGGTGGCAAAGATGGCAAGTCAGGCAACATCGTTCCTTACTGGGATTGGTGGAAGGCTGCCACTAAGGAAAGTTTTCAGGGTGCTTCTTGGTGCGCTTGCTTCGTTTCGTGGTGTTTTGCCGAGTGTCTTGCTTCCTCACTCATTGCCGCAAAGAACAAATATGGCTTCATCTATTGCCCTGATGGTGTGAACTACTTCAAGAAGAAGAATCAGCTCATCGATCCGACAAAGGCTCAACCAGGCGACATTGTATTCTTTGACTGGGAAGGCAAGGGAATTGCTGACCACATTGGAATCGTTGAATCTCTAGGCGCTGGCTTCCTCAATACCATCGAGGGAAATACAAGCGGTGAAGGAACTAACGGCTCAAATCAAAATGGGGGCGGGGTTTATCGTCGCAAGCGATACTTCGGCAAGACAATCATCGCGGTCGCACGACCTGCTTATCCAACTCTTACCCCTACGAAGTAAGGAAATCACAATGAAGAAAAGATTGAACAACATCTTCTTCCGCATCCTCGCAGTCTTCGCAGTTGGCGCTCTCTCAACAATCGGAGCATCAGCTCTCTTTGGCGTGAAGCCTTGGATCGCCGCTTCCGTTGCTGGCGTTCTTGCAGTCTTCACAGTTGTCGAAGAATTGGCTCGCGACTTCGCAGCCGATGGCGGTTTGACTGATACTGAAATCAACCAAGCCTTCTCTCGAGCAGTTGCCGAGACTCACGAGGCCGATCTGCCGACAGACACAACACAGGGATAGTATTGAAAACACAGGGATTGGTTCTCAATACTGAGACCAAATTGGCAGCGCTATTGCTCGCCGAGACAACCTTTGAACGCTATCGTGGAGTTCCCGGTCATTACCGGAACACCGCGAACAGTCATCTTGTGGGTCATCTCGGCGAGTTTGCTGCATTTATATGGCTTCGCGACAATGGCTTTGAGCCAGTAGCAGCCTTCTCAGACCCCACCAAGGACAAGGAATGCGACATCTCAACCAATATCGGTCGCGTTGAGGTCAAGACTTGGAATGAGAAATACTGGGATGACTGGGGTAGATGCGTTTCGGTTTCCCAGTATGCTTCAATCAAGAAGAAGGCCGATTTCATCTTTTGGTGTACGGTCGAAGATTTTGAGAGCGACAATCCAAAGGTCACTTTCAGGGGATGGTGCGATGTGAATATCTATGAAGGAATGACCTCGATCCTTACTGGCAAGGAAGGTCGTCAGGTCAATAACTACCAACTTGCCCAGGATCAACTCTTCTCGGTTGAGGCTCTCAAGGAGCTTCTATGAACCGCCAAGAGATACTCCAAGAAGCGGCGAGGTTGACCGCTGAAGACCGAAACAAGAACTATGGCGACCCCTATACCAACCACAAGCGGATAGCCGATATTTGGTCGGTAATTCTTGAAACCGAGGTCACGCCAGCGCAGGTTGCTCTCTGCATGGTAGGCGTGAAAATTGCTCGACTTATCCAAACCCCCAACCATCAGGATTCATTCATCGACGGCGCGGCTTACATGGCCATTGCTGGCGAGATTTCCTGACTTAGCCAGCTCGCAGCCTACCTCGCCTTGGCTCGCTGGCTTGATGCCAAAAGACCCCTATCGCTTCGGCGGTGGGGGTCTTTTGTGCTGTACGACACGCCCAAATCTTTGACCATTCAAGTGCCTTGGATTTGACTTGTCGATGCTATTCTTATGCCAAGAGCAGGAACTAGGTGTTCCTCACAAACGAAAGGCAAGTCAGATGGCTAACATCGTCAAGAATCTCAAAGATTTTCGTTGTTCTAATTGTGGCCTCGATTATCAATCTCTTTATCCCTATCGTCATTCCGTTCTTGGAACAGTCTGCATTGATTGCATGGATGTTTCTGTTACCGATAGCAAGTGGGCATAACATGGCTAAGTCAAATTTCATTCGCATCAATGGTTGGTCATATAAGACTCGCGACAATAAATTTATGATTTCGCATACTGGCGCAGATCGTTGCTGGTTCAGCGCCGAAATTGATGAAGAATTATCAAATCGTTGTGGTTGGGATATTCCAAATGAGTATTCAAAGCAATACCACTCTTCACTTAGCAATGCGATGATGTTTGTTGAAAATTATGCAATGAAGGTTGGTGCATAAATGTTCTCTTGCGCTATGTGCGGTAAATCCGCAGGAATGTCGAAGTGGAACTTTCGTTGGTATGTAGCTGACAACGGTGATCGCAGTCGCGAACTAGTCTGCCAAAAGTGTGCCGACCTTCACGACAAGTTGGTGCATAATGCTTGAGATGTTCATCCTCGGCTCAGCAATAGTCTTGGCGAGTTTTTCTTTTATCCTTTGGGTTGATGGAATCGTCAGCACCAATGAATTCATTGAAATCGAAGAGTGGGAACAATTCCAGCAATCTATGAAGAAGGGGAAAAAATAAATGTTATTTCAAGTCTTTATTCTTTCATCACTACTCGGCGCAATCGTCGGGTTCCTCGTCGGTGGCTTCATTGAGTGGGATAACGCCACCAAGGTCATTCGCGAATTGAAGTCTGATCTTCGTATTGCTCACAAGGAAAACGATGAACTCTTTGAGCATATCTACGCGCTTCGCAATCCGTCAGTTCGTGGATAAGTAACTCCATGAGCTTTGCGAAGCAAAAAGGAACTGCTGCCGAGACCGCGCTCGTTCGTTATTTGCAGGGGCATGGGTTTCCCCATGCGGAACGACGCGCTCTCGGTGGTGGCTCATCGGGTGAAGACTTGGGTGACATCACCGGAATTCCTTGCCTCGCAATGGAAGTGAAGAACGCGAAGACCTACAAGATTCCAGCCTGGCTCAAAGAGACCGAGGCTGAACGCATCAACGCCAAGGCTGATTTTGGGATTCTGATGATCAAGCCAAATGGCATCGGACTCGCCAAGGTCGATCAATGGTGGGCGGTCATGCCAGTTGAAGCGATGATCCAGCTACTCAGAGAGGCTGGCTATGGCGATGCCTCTTGATGCGCTCTTCAACTTCCCAAAGTTTCCGGAAGCCAAATGCGCTCAGATTGATGACCTAGATTTCTTTTTTCCTGACTCGCAATTACAATTGGAGAACCGTTGGCCGCGCATCATGGAGTTGTGCGGTTCTTGCATTCATCAGAAAGAATGCCTCGACTATGCAGTTGAGAATCACATCGAAGACGGAATTTGGGCAGCCACAACTGGCGATCAGCGCAAACTAATGACCACAAAGAAGGAGGATCGGCGCAACCGTAGATACAGGGAGATTCAATCTCTTTTGACCACAGGCTTCACAAAGGAACAGATTGCAGTCAAACTGGGCATTCAGATGGCCAGCCTTGAACGCACTCTTGACCGAGCGAAGCGGAAAGGCTTTCTATCATGAGTCGAAAACTTGCTTATTTGGTGCTATCAACAGCCACCATCATGATTTTACTTATCGTCGCAATGTTCAATGGCTTGACTCCATCCAAGCCAGCAATTCAGGTCATCACAGTCAAGGAGGCAATAACCTTGACCGAACCTGCTCGCATTGATCTCTTCATCAACGAGCTGATGACTCCTCGCAAGGCAGCGTGTCTCAAGTGGATTCTCGTCAAAGAAAGCCATATGAACCCACTCGCCAAGAACCCAACTTCCACCGCCAAGGGCGTTGGACAGTTGCTCGATTCAACCTATTCCTACATTGGGTTGAAACACTCAGCCGATCCATTGGCTCAAGTAATCGCAACAATCGCTTACATCTCAAGGCACTATGGAAGCGACGGAAGTTGCGGCGCCAAAGCATTTTGGCAGAAGCACTTCTACTACTAACCAACAAACAGGGGAGCAATACAATGTCAACACAGATCAATCTTGAAATGGTCGATCTCGATCCAGCGGCGAGCGCATTCCTCGCCGCTTACATCGAGGCTCGCGCCAAGGTCAAAGAGTGGGAAGAAAAGGCCGACATCGCAGCCGAGCAAGTCAAAGCGGCTCTAGGCGATGCTCAGATCGGCCTCGTCAATGGCAAGGAAGCGGTTCGCTGGACAACCGTTGAATCCAAGCGCATTGATGCCAAGAAGGTTCGCGAGCTTCTTCCGGAGAATCTTTGGGAGAAGTTTGAGACCGCCACAGTCTCTCGTCGATTCACGATTGTCGAGGACTAATGTTCACCGCCCCAGGAGATGACGCATCGGCGCTCGCCGAGAACATCAAGAAGGTCGTCGAGCATCGCTCAACTAATTCCTCGCGCTCTAGGCAGAAGGCGATTGGCTTGAGCGAGATCGGCGATCCTTGCGCTCGTAAGTTGGCCTATAAGATTCTCGACTGGCCACAGACCAATGTTTCGACTGACCCTTGGGCATCCATTCAGGGAACTGCTATCCACGCATGGTTAGCAGAAGCCTTTGAGCGTTTCAACGACAAGGACAATCCGAGATTCATGATTGAATTTCGGGTCAATGTCAGCGATGACCTCGGTGGCACTTGCGACCTCTTCGACATGGTCGATGGCATGGTCATCGATCATAAGTGCATGGGGTCAACTTCGATGAAGTCTCGCAAGCGCGATGGAATGACGATCCAGCAGCGCATTCAGGTCAACTGCTACGGTTATGGTGTTGAGCAGATGGGCAAGGAAGTCAAGCAAGTTGCGCTCGCTTGCTACCCTCTCGGCGGTCGCCTTGATGGACTCCACACCATCGTTGAACCTTACGATCGGCAGATCGCCATCAACGCCATTGAGCGCCTTGATGGAATCAAGCTCTTGGTGTGGCAACTCGATGTGGAACAGAATCCGGACAACTGGAATCTGATCCCTGCCACGCCTGCCTATAACTGCATCTATTGCCCGTTCTACCTGCCAAACTCCACCGACCTTGCCAAAGGTTGCCCAGGGGAAGGAAAGGTCGCATGAGTTATGAAATCTTGATTGGAGATGTGCGTCAAAAATTGTCCGAGCTGAAAGATAATTCAGTTCAAACTTGTGTAACTTCTCCTCCATATTGGGGACTTCGTGATTATGGATCAGAGAATCAATTAGGACTTGAACAAACTCCTCAAGAATATGTTGATTCAATGGTCGAAGTTTTTCGTGATGTTTATAGAGTTCTCAAATCAGACGGAACTTTATGGCTGAACCTTGGAGATTCTTATGCAAGTTTTCGCGATGGAAAAGCAACTCCAGACACGACTCGAGGAACTAGCAATGGAACTTTGGTTCCCAAGGGATCTGCAAAAAATAGAATGGCTTCAACTTTTACTGGTACTGGAATCAAACACAAAGATTTGGTTGGAATTCCTTGGCGCGTGGCTTTTGCATTGCAGCAAGATGGTTGGTATTTACGGCAAGACATTATTTGGGCAAAACCTAATCCAATGCCGGAATCGGTGAGAGATCGATGCACCAAATCTCATGAATATCTTTTCATGTTGACAAAATCACCAAAATATTATTTTGATAATCAAGCAATTCGAGAAACTGCTGTGACTGGATCATGGGATAAATTGCCGCCCATCGGTGGCAAAAAACATCAAGAAAATGGAAATCCAACTTATTCAGGCAATCAACCAGCCAACGATGGAAAACGAAACAAGCGAGATGTGTGGACTATAAATACCAAACCATTCAAGGGAGCGCATTTTGCAGTTATGCCCGAAGCTTTGGTTGAACCTTGCATTCTTGCTGGATCTCGAGATGGAGGGACAGACATAGTGCTTGACCCATTTACAGGTTCGGGGACGGTTGGAGTTGTGGCTTTGAGACATAACCGCAAATTCATCGGGATTGAACTGAATCCGATATATGCTGAAATAGCCAAAAATAGGATTGAAGGGAAAATATGAGCCCGATTTACGACTTCAAATGCCCACGATGCGGCATCACGATTGAGCAGACCCGAGGTTATGACGACGACACGCCAGCACCTACTTGTGGCGACTGCCTAATGAGCCTTGAGCGAGTATATTCATCCGCCCCAGGAATCATTTTCAAGGGAGATGGGTGGGCAGGGAAATCATGAGTCACTTCGCTTGGTTGCTTTTATCCTTCCTTACCTTCGCCATCGGCTATGGTCTTGGACTCTTCAACAATCGCCTGCACCATGCAGCATTGATGGAGCAGATTGAGGAAGTACGCGATCTCTTAGAAGAGGTTCGCGAATTAGGTTTTGACGCAATAGAAGAGATGTTGGCATTGGACTCTGATCCAACTCTCAATGACCTCAAGAAGATGATTGAGGAATCAGAATTCTCATCGAACGATGAGATGTAACACCCAAACAAAGGAAAAATAAATGACTGCATTCGCAGCTCCCGCATCCTCACAAGGTGCATCCATCAAGCCAGCAGACCTTCAGGGTCACTTGCTTATCATCAAGCCAGTTGAATACAAGACTGGAATCACTACCTCTCTCGGCGAGGCAGAGGCAATCGAGGTTGATCTTGTCGATCTCGACACCAACGAGGAACACACAAGTGTCCTCTTCTTCAATGTGGCTTTGCGTTCATCGCTGAAGCCAAATATCGGCAAGCAGGTTTTGGCTCGCATTGGCCAAGGCGTTGCAAAGCCGGGCAAGAGCGCCCCTTGGGTTCTCATCAATGCTGCTGATACTCCAGCAGATGTTGAAAAGGCAACCGCCTATCTAGCAGGGGAGATCGTCAAGGGTGCATCCGAGCAGCCAACAACGACTCTCACCGTCACGCCTGAGATTCAGGCATTGATCGACAAGCTAGGCGCAAAGCCTTTCTAATCTAGATTTCCCAAGCAGGGGAATGGGAAGCGTTGAGATGGTTCTTGAGGGGCTAACCCTTTCACCCTCACTTGGTTCGATTCCAAGCAACGCACATGGCGAAAGTATTGTTCAAACGAACGACCCCATTCTCGGGATCGTGCGCCTTCGTCATCGCAGATGAGTACGGGGAATACGAAAGATGTGATGCCGAGGCAGAAATTGGACTTTACTTTCGCCGATCTACTACCAGGGTGATGATGGTTTCGCTTTGCCTCTATCACACGATCTACCAAGAAAGCATTTGGATAGGGGAGAACGCGAATGAATCCTGAGTATTGCTATGAGCATGGGAACAAGTGCGAACACATCACTTGCACTTGCCCTGCCTTCTACAAAGAGGATTGTGCGATTTGCACTCCCGAACTTGTGAAGGAGGAAGTGTGATCAAGGAGAACAGCGACATTGAAATCTTGATTGCAAACCGATTGTGGAAAGTTTTTCAGTTTCATTTACCGGATACACCGAACAGGGTGGCGCGAGCAGTCTTGAAAGAGCTTGATGACAAGGGCTATTCAGTAACAAAGAGAAGAATCAAAATGGCGACAGGGAGCAAGAAGTGAAAATCATCAACAACGACTGCATCGCAGCAATGAAGGAAATGGCAGACAACTCGGTGGATTCAATCGTCACCGATCCTCCCTACGAGCTGGGGTTCATGGGCAAGTCATGGGATGCAAGTGGCATTGCCTTCAATATTGAAGTGTGGCAAGAGGCGCTTCGCGTTCTCAAGCCCGGCGGTCATCTCATCGCCTTCTCAGGCTCTCGCACATATCACCGAATGGCGGTGGCGATTGAGGATGCAGGGTTTCAGATTCGCGACCAGATTATGTGGGTGTATGGGTCAGGATTTCCGAAGTCACTTGATGTCAGCAAGGCGATTGATAAGGCGGCAGGTGCAGAGCGTGAGATTATTGGCACAAAAATTGCTAGTCCGAAAGGAATCAAAGTTGCTGAAGATCGAACCGATGTCGGCGCTGGCGCATTCGGTGGAGAAGTCAAAGAAATAGACATCACCGCGCCATCAACTGAAGCTGCAAAGCAATGGCAAGGTTGGGGAACGGCGCTCAAGCCAGCGCATGAGCCAATGGTTCTTGCTCGCAAGCCAGTTGAAGGCACAGTTGCAAACAATGTGCTGACCTATGGCGTTGGCGGGTTGAACATTGATGGGAGCAGGGTTGGGAACAAGAGGGACTCCGAACAAAAACAGGGCGCTTATTCAGGAAGCGATGTTCAAATTGTTGGACAACGCGCAGGGGGAAAAATCTATCCTGAAAATCAAGGCCGCTTCCCCGCCAACTTCATTCACGATGGCAGTGATGAGGTGCTGGCGTTGTTTCCGGATACGAAATCAGGTGGTAAACAAACAAGTGATTTTGCAAACGAAGATGGATTATTCGGATTTGGCGGTCAGCCTCAAAATGCAACTGAGCCATCATCTGGCAGCGCCGCCCGATTCTTTTACTGCGCCAAGGCGAGCAAGCGTGATCGCAATGAGGGGCTTGATGGGTTTGAGGTCAAGCGACCAGACACGCGATCGACAACGGGAATGGGAACATTCGATGAGAAGGGCGTTGCAGCTCAATCTAATCATCACCCGACAGTGAAGCCGACCGACTTGATGCGTTATCTCTGCCGACTCATTACGCCGCCAGCAGGAATCGTTCTCGATCCATTCATGGGGTCAGGATCAACTGGCAAGGCTGCAATTCTTGAGGGATTCGATTTCATCGGCATTGAGCAATCGGCAGAATATGTTGAGATTGCCAAGGCGAGAATTGCATTTGCACAGGGAGATTCAGAATGAGCGAGATACTTCAAGCAGCACTTGATTTCTACGACGCTGGCGTTTCAGTAGTTCCAGCGGCGATGAATGGCACGAAAGCGCCGATCACTTCATGGAAGCAATATCAAGTCACACGCGCCGATCGTGAACAACTCCAAGCGTGGTTTGGTGGCAATCAAACTGGTATTGGAATCATCACAGGCGCGGTATCGGGCAACCTTGAGATGTTGGAATTGGAAGGTCGCGCAGTCAACGGCGGCTTGCTCGATGAAGCTCGCGAGATCGCCCACAACTCAGGTCTTGGCGAATTGTGGGAAGTCATCTCTAATGGTTATGTCGAGTTCACGCCATCAGGCGGTCTGCATTGGCTCTACCGAATAGCCGATGAGCCAGTTCCGGGCAACACCAAACTTGCTCGCCGCCCAGGTGAGAATGACACTATCGAGGTCTTAGCGGAGACGCGTGGTGAGGGCGGCTTCGTTGTCACTAGCCCCTCACATGGCGCAACGCACCCATCGGGGAACCCTTGGGTTCTTCTCAAGGGTTCGCCAGCACTCATTCCGATGCTCTCAATGGAGGAGCGAAACGCCGTTCACGATATTTTCAAAGCTCTTGATCGGATGCCACACAAAGAGCAAATCGTACAGAATCTCTCACAAACCGTACAGAATGCGACAGGGGAAAAGCCAGGTGATGACTTCAACGCAAAGGCTCAATGGTCGGATATTCTCATCGACTGGAAACAAGTCTTCACAAGTAACGGTGTCACTTATTGGCGACGACCTGGAAAAACTACTGGCATCAGCGCGACAACTGGTCGCAATGATGGAGACAACCTATTTGTCTTTACCACAAGCACAAGTTTTGAGGCAGAAAAACCATACTCAAAATTCGCAGCCTTCGCCCACTTGCACCACAATGGAGACTTCTCCTCTGCTGCAAAAGATTTGAGGAGCAAGGGTTTTGGTTCTTCTTCCTTGCCTAACTTGCCAAATATCAGCGAACTCATCTCGCAGGGAAGTACGCCAAATCTCACCGTCGTTCCCGATCTTGATGCTGACCATGTTGAGGAATCAAGGCAACGCTCTAGTTGGTATCCACGCCCACTTGATCTGACAGGTGAGATCGAAGAGCCTGCCCCTGAATTTCTCGCTCGCAATGACGGTCACAGACTCTTCTACAAGGGCAAGATCAACGCCTTGCTCGGTGAATCTGAATCAGGCAAAACATGGGTGGCGCTTCACGCGGTCGCTCAAGCCTTGCAAGTGGCTCTGAAAGTCATCTACATCGACTTTGAGGATTCCGGTAAAGGTATCCTCAGCCGCCTTCGGGCATTGGGATTGGAGGATGAGAAACTCAAGAATCTAACCTACGCCAACCCTGATCAGAATTTGACACTCGATGAGCGAATCGATCTCGTCGATGCCTTGATGGAGATTCAGCCTGAGCTGATTGTGGTTGACGGCGTGAACGCCGCTATGACTCTGCTCAACCTCGATCTGACGAGCAACCGCGATGCAACCTTCTTCAGCCAGCAACTCCTCAAGC